ACTTGTGTTGCCGACCATTTAGTTAGGTTTCCGACTGTACCTGTTCCGTCTACTTGTGAGTGGTCTAATTTAGTCCATTCGTTATTAGCTCCTGCAATAACCCAATCGCCAACAGTCCAACTTGATATACCATTTAATGTAGTACTACCTCCTACACTAACAACGTAATAATGTCCTTGTGTTATAAATGGACTATTATCTATTGTATAATCCTCACCACTTAACATTATGTCTGCATCTAAAGTAAGAGTAGTATTACTATCTACATTTGTAACTAAAGCTGTTTGACCATCTACTTGGTTAACTACTTTATCTCCTATTGTTACTGATGATGTAAAAGTTTTTGTACTATCTATAAGTTTATTTGTTTGTACTCCTGTTGTTGTTCCTGCTGCGGCTTCACCACCACCAGAACCTAAAACTGGCGAATTACTAGAAGCATCCCAAGAACCCATAAATCTTAATCCACCTGCTAAACCATTTACTTGTGATTGTAGTTTACCAAATCCTTGTAATATTGTGTCTGTCGCTAAAACAGAACTTGCAGAGGGCGAAGTTAATCCTGTTAATACCTTTGCTGTTACAGAATTGTTGTCTAAGGTTACAGAACCACTTACATTGTTAGTTCCATCAACACTAGAAATTGTACCTGTCGCTTGACCTGTTAAAGATAAATCTCTTGCAGTTTCCCAAGCTGTAGCTGTATCTGCATTACCCGTTAGGTCTCCTGTTACATTACCAGTAACATTACCTGTTACATTTCCAATAACTGCTCCTGTATGAGTACCTGCTGAATTACCTGTTAAATCCCCTGTAACATCTCCTGTAACATTTCCTGTTAAATTACCTGTTACATTACCTACTAAATTTGTAGATATAGAACTTGGTAAACCTATTTGTATTTCTTGACCTGTACCTGAGGTTTCAATTTCATTTGTTGTTCCTACTACGCTTAATGTTTCAGAGTTTAAAACTACTGCACCACTTCCTGCATCAGTTGTAAAATCTAAATCACTTGCATTATTTAAACCTTTTACATAAGCAGTTGTCGCTACTTTTGTTGAATTATCACTTGAAGATTGTGTTGTAGCAGTAACACCATCTGCTAATACAGAAGTTGATGTTACATTACCTGTTAAATCACCACTTACATCACCAGTTAAATTACCTGTAACGTTTCCAATTAAATTTGTGTTTATTGTAGAGGGCAAACTAATAGTTACCCCTTGACCACTTACAACAGTATTAATTTCGTTTGTAGTTCCTAAAATACTTAATGATTGAGTATTTAAGTTTACATCACCTGTATTAGTTCCATCTGTTATATCTAAATCACTAGCAGCATCTAAAGTATCTACATAAGATGTTGTAGCTATTTTTGTAGAATTATCTCCTGCTGTTTGTGTAATAGCAGTTGAATTGTCAGGCAAATTAACACCTGTTGAATCTAAAGAAAAAGTTATTGATTGACCAGAAGCTACTGTTGTAATTTCATTAGTAGTACCACCTATTGCAAATATTTGTGAATCTAAATCTATTTGACCAGAACCTGTATCGCCTGTAAAATCTAAATCTTCGATAGTAATTTGAGCAGCGACATAATCTATAATAGCAGCAGTTGTTGGTATTGTAGTATCGTTGTCATTATTTCCGATACCA